GTCAAACCACTGGCACAGGGTTTCCGCTTGGGGGGTCCGGAGACCCTATACTAAGGGAACCAAAGCAAACGAACCAAATGACCCGCCTTGACGTGATCTGCCCCGCCGCCCCCTGGGAGAACACTACCACCGACGCCGACCGTGCCTGGGACCTCTGCCTGGATTTGTCTGAGGAGTACGGTTACGCTCAGGTCCGCCAGAATGGGGTGATCATCGGAGACTACACTGACGGGCGCTGACCCCCCCGACGTGCTACAATTAACCCAGTTCAACCAACCGCCTCCTATGACCGCCTCCCCCTGGAACGCTGAGAACCTTACCACCCTGACCCTGCCCGATGGCACTTGGGGCACCATCCGAACCGCCGTGCTGTGCTTTGCCGTAGATGAGCGCCTTGCCGGCAACCGTGCCGATGCCGACCATTGGATGGCAGCGTTTGAGGCATTGAAGGAAGCGATGGGGGACTGACCCCCCTGCCCCGTTACGTGCTACAATTAACCCAGTTCAACCAACCGCCTCCGATGCGCCTCTCTCCCGCTACCCGCCTCAAGGACCGCCAAACCGTGTGGGTCTCCTACCGTAACGACGGCAGCAGCTGGAATGAGAACCCCGCTATGGTTTACCCCGTGGGCATTCCCGCTACCGTATGGGCGGCACAGTTCGCTGAGGTTCATTCTGACGAAGTGCGGGGGTGACCCTTCCCCGTTCGTGCCTTACGCCAAACAATTCTCTACACTCTCAAATGAACTTCACCACCGCGACTAAACTGGAACTGGCAATCGCTGAGGCACAGGGTCTGATTAAGGTTACCCGCCTGCCTATTCGCCGCGCCCGCAAATCTGAATTGGTAATGTCACGGGTTGGCGGTGGTTCTTCACGTTGGCATAATTCAACCGGTGCTAATTCTGCACTCAAGGCAGGGCAACTTCGTCCTGATGAGATTGCACTTAAGGCGGCACTTCGCTGATAGTGAGTGTGGGGGGCAGTAGGTTACGCTTACTGCCCTTGTGCCTTCGTTCGTGATTTGGCAGTTAATTGTGGGGGGTTTGTTATGTCGGCGCGGGGCGCGGTTATAAAAACGCATAACTACCCTAACCTACAAAGTGTTACGGAAGCGATGTAAATATAACGCTCATTATAAAAATTTTTTTCGCTATATAAAAAGAAAATAAAGTCGATTTAAAAATACCGCACATGAGAAAAAAATCCGGGGAAAATATTGAGCTCGTACAGGTTGATCCAATTACTGGGGAATATTACATTACGATTCCCGAATGGATGATGAATGAACTTTCCTGGTATGAAGATACTGAGATTGAAATTAATCTTGAGGGAAGAGACATTGTATTATCCGAGCACGAAAATGAATAATAGAGTCTACCACATTTACGTAAAGAATAGATGTTTATATCATAGTCTTCCAGAAGAAAAATTTACCGAAATCTGGAAGATCGTAAATGATTTTGCAGAAATTTTAGAAGTTGTGGATGAGAAAGACATTGAATATGTTGAACTCTCAGAAGAAGAAAAATATCACAATCGCTCGTATTGACAATCACTATATAATACTGTATGATACTGAAGTAATTAATTTCTATTATGGCTAAAGGATTTACTGTTAAAGCAAAAACTCCGCCTAAGCAATCGGAAGAGGAATGGGATTATGATCTTGCCCGTGAAATGATTCGAGGCAAATCAATCGTATTCTGTCTCCCAGGAAGAGGAGTTTCATATACCTATCTTAAGAGTTTTGTTCAGTTGTGTTTTGATCTTGTACAGAACGGTGCAAGTATTCAAATTTCACAAGACTATTCATCGATGGTTAACTTTGCACGTTGTAAGTGTCTTGGTGCAAATGTTCTACGTGGCCCGGACCAAATTCCCTGGGACGGCAAACTTAAGTATGATTGGCAACTTTGGATCGATTCTGATATCGTTTTCAACACTGAGAAGTTCTATCAACTCGTTCTAATTGATCAGGACATTTCTGCAGGTTGGTATGCCACAGAAGATGGTCACACCACTTCAGTTGCACACTGGTTAGAAGAAGATGATTTCCGTAACAATGGTGGTGTAATGAATCACGAAACCGTTGATTCTATCACCAAGCGTCGTAAGCCATTCACCGTTGATTATACCGGTTTTGGATGGCTTCTGATTAAGAACGGTGTCTTTGAGCATCCCGAAATGAAGTATCCTTGGTTTGCTCCTAAGATGCAAGTCTTTGAATCTGGTGAGGTTCAAGATATGTGTGGAGAAGATGTGAGCTTCTGTTTGGATGCAAAGGAAGCAGGATTTGAAATTTGGTGCGATCCACGTATCAGAGTTGGTCACGAGAAAACAAGAATTATTTGATGACTAACAGACCAAGCACGGAAACATACAACGTCCTGTGTAAAGGTAGAAAGATTTATTCCAACCTTTCACAGGAGGAATACTTTGATGTCATTGAGGACCTGGCACAACAATATTATGAGTCAGGTTCTCCAAACCCTTCTGAAATTGAAACTGAGATTATTGGAGATTAATTTATGGCTAAAGCAAAAGGTAGTTTCACTGGTAAAACTTCTTATACTCCAGGGCCCCCTAAAAAAACTCGACAGGGAGATGGAGCAGGAACCAAATATGCCGCTTCGTCTCGCAATGGAGCTAGGAAAAAATACAGAGGACAGGGGAATAAATAAAAAAGTAATATACTAAGAGTGATATTGATCCTTGTGATTTAATATCACTTTTTTTATGTAAACAAAGGGATAGCAACCCCTTTAAAAGTTCTGTTTTACTTTTTACAGAAAACAGATGGCTACTCAACCAAATCCAGATAGAGACACCAATTATATGCTCGATAATTGGGGGACAAACAAACTAATTACAGACTATACAATCACTGACAATAAAGTTCATATGCGTGAAATTATGCACGATGAGAACATTCAAAGACATAATTTAATGGAGCAAAATGAAATTCACAAAAAAATTCGTAATGATTTAGACTATGATGACTGGGAATATGGTACTGAACCAACATATGGTAGTTCTTGGAAGTAGCGAATATAAATAAAAAAAGAAATTTATCCCAAAAATGGCAGTTCAAAGGATATCCAGATCATTTAAAGATATTAGTTTATCCTTTGAACCCCATCCAGTTACAAAGGATCTTCCAATTTTAAAAAATGAGAACGCGATTCGTCGCGCAGTTCGTAATTTGGTTGAAACTAGTAAAACCGAAAGGTTTTTTAATTCTGATTTGGGAACCAATGTATATAATTCTCTTTTTGAATTTGTCGATGTTGCCACGGCATCGGCAATTCAATTTGAAATCGAATCGACTCTTGCAAAATATGAAGAAAGAGTTGAAAATTTGCAAATATTTGTTATTCCTAAACCCAACTCTAATGAATTTGATGTAACTGTATCATTTAATATTGTGGGGCAAGATGTTCCAACTCAAGAATTTTCCTTCCTATTAGAGGCAACAAGATAATCATATGCCTTTTACTAAGTTTACAAATCTGGATTTTGACCAGATTAAAACATCAATTAAGGACTACCTAAGATCTAATTCAAATTTCACAGATTTTGATTTTGAAGGGTCTAATTTTTCTATACTTATCGATACTTTAGCGTATAATACTTATATTACGGCATTTAATTCTAATATGATTGTGAATGAATCCTTTTTGGATTCCGCAACAATTAGGGAAAATGTCGTATCTCTTGCTAGAAACATCGGATATGTTCCTAGGTCTAGATCATCCGCAAAAGCAGTAATAAGTTTGTCTCTTGATTTTGGAAATTCTGTTTTAACACCACTTCCATATCCAACCGTAACACTAGATCCTGGGTTAATTTGTGTTGGATCAGAAAGACGTTCATCATACATATTTTCTATCCCAGAATCAATTACAACAACCGTAGAGTCGGTTAATGGTAGATGGACTGCACAATTTGATGAAATTGAAGTCTATCAAGGAACATTTTTAACAAAACAATTTGTAGTAGATGGATCACTGGATCAAAGATTCATTTTAGATAACTCATTTATTGATACTGCAACGTTAGTTGTAAAGATCAAAGAGCAATTTGATACTGGAGTCGGAAGAGAATATTTAAAAATCGATAATATATTAAACATTACTAAAGATTCTGAGGTATATCTACTCCAAGAAGTTCAAGATGAAAAATATGAACTTTTATTTGGCGATGGAATCTTTGGTAAAAAGTTACAGAACGGATCTGTTATTACCGCAACATATATCATTACTGATGGTAAAGAAGGTAATGGTCCATCATCATTTGAATATAGTGGTAATGTAAAAAATCCAAATGGAGCTAGTATAATCCCAGAATCAGTATCACTTACAACAACATCGTCCGCAAGATATGGTGCTGATATAGAAGCTATTGATTCAATTAAATATTTTGCTCCAAGATTGTATTCTTCACAATACAGAGCGGTTACATCGAGGGATTACGAATCAATAATACAACAAATTTATCCAAATACTGAATCCGTTGCGGTTATTGGGGGAGAAGAATTAGATCCACCCCAGTTTGGTAATGTTATGATTGTAATCAAACCAAAAAATGCAACTTTTATATCAGAGTTTGATAAAAATACTATTCTACAAAAACTAAAACAATACTCTCTGAGTGGAATCAATCAAAAAATTATTGATCCTAAGATTCTTTATGTTGAAATTAATTCATCTATTTACTACAACTCGTCTCAAGTAGAAAATATAAATGATTTAAGAACCAAAGTTATATCAACTTTGAATGAGTACGGCACATCATTGGATATTAATAAATTTGGTGGAAGATTTAAGTATAGTAAATTAAATCAAGTTATCGATAATGTTGATGGTGCAATAACATCAAACATTACTAAAGTGATTATGCGAAGAGATCTTAATGCATTATTAAATCAATTTACTCAATATGAACTATGTTTTGGAAATCAATTCCACATTAATGAAATTGGATATAATATTAAAAGTAGTGGATTCAAAATTCCTGGGGAATCTGAATTTGTTTATTTGACAGATATTCCAAATAAAAATTCAGATGGAGCTCTTGATGGTAGTGGTAAGGGAATTTTGTCTGTAGTAAAGGAGATTAAAGAGACTAATGAATCTAGAGTGATTGTCAATTCTGCAGGAACTGTAGATTATACTACTGGAGAAATATTTTTATCAACAATTAATATAACTGAATCTGCTTTTGGTAATAATATTATTGAGATACAAGCTATTCCAGAATCTAATGATGTTATAGGACTAAAGGATCTTTATCTATATTTTGATGTTTCCAAGAGTAAGATAAATATGGTTAAGGATACTATTACTTCTGGAGAAAAAATTTCCGGAGTTGGGTTTAAGGTTACTTCAAGCTATTCAAACGGAGAACTAAAGAGGGTATAATATGATAGCAACTGGGTTTGAAACTAGAATTAAAGTACAAGAAATTGTAGAGAATCAACTTCCATCATTTGTTGTTTCAGAAAGTCCAAAATCTGTAGATTTTTTAACTCAATATTATATTTCACAAGAGTATCAAGGTGGTCCTACTGATATTGCAGAAAATCTTGACCAATACATAAAACTTGATAACTTAACTCCAGAGGTTCTCTCCGGACTTACTTCTACAACTTCATTAGTTAATTCAACTACAACAACTATTAATGTCGGTTCAACCAAAGGGTATCCCCAACAATATGGATTATTTAAAATTAATGATGAAATAATTACATATACGGGAATAACAACCAATTCATTTACTGGTTGTATACGTGGATTTAGTGGTGTGACTGAGTATGATAAGTATGGAGAACTTGTTTTTACTTCTAGTCAAAGTGCAACCCACCAATCCGCTTCTAGTGTTAAAAACCTAAGTACCTTATTCTTAAAAGAGTTTTATAAAAAAATTAAGTTTTTATTGACTCCTGGATTAGAAAATCTCAATTTTGTTCCCGAACTTAACGTAAATAATTTCATTAAGCAGGCAAAAAACTTTTATCAGGCAAAGGGAACCGAAGAATCTTTTAGAATTCTTTTTAATGTACTATACGATGTTAATCCCAAAGTCATTGACCTAGAAAAATTTATCATAAAACCATCTTCTGCTGAATTTGAAAGAAGGGAAATAATTGTTATAGATGTAATAAGTGGTAATCCTGATAATTTAGTTGGTCAAATTATATTTAAAGAATCAGATTCAAATACTAAGGCATCTGTTTCTGAAGTAGAAATTATCCGAGAGGGGCAAAAACAATACTTTAAATTATCCTTATTTGTTGGATATACTGATGAAACTGATATTAGGGGTAACTTTATAGTAACTCCAGTTAATAGAGTAGTAGAAAACGTTTCAATTGGTGCATCAATAATCACAGTAGATTCTACTATTGGATTTCCAAAAACTGGAACTCTAATGTGTTTGGGTAATACAATTACTTATACTGAAAAAACAATTAATCAATTTTTTGGGTGTGTAGGAATTACTAGTGCAATTAGTCCTAAATCGGAAATTAGGACAAATGATTTGTATTATGGGTATGAAGATGGAGATATTGATAAAAAGGTAGTATTTAGAATTACTGGGGTTCTTTCCGAATATGTTACAATTGAAGATACTTCTCTCGCAACCGAAGGTGAAAAAATTTATGTAAGTAATCTTGGAGAAATAATTCAAAATCCTACTGAAAATAAAAATTTTAAACAAGTTTTTGCAAATTCTTGGGTCTATAATACCTCTGTTAGATATAAAGTTGAAACTATCAATGGATCTCAATTTAAACTTTATAGTAGTACTGATAAATCTAGTTTAAATATTGATGATAAGGTTGACATTTTAAACCGAGGAACTGAAGTTGTTGCGTATTCAAATGCAACTGTTACTGGAATATCTTCAGCAATTTACGTATCCCTTAGTGCTCCTGGATTTACTCCAAGTACCGTTTCTTACGATATCCGAAGAAAATTAAAAAAGGCTAATAGTTTAACTGACCCAGATTTATTTGGTAAAAAGTTTGGAAATAACTCATTATTAGCAGATACTTTAAACGTATATAATGAAAATAATGAATATTTTTACGTTGCATCAAATTCTTTACCATCATACCCATTAACAGTATCATTTGCTTCAACAAGTATTCATTCAGCATCAGTATCATCATCATCTATCCAAGTATTAGATCCAGAAACTAACAAATATACTGTTTTATCTTTTGGGCAAAATGTGCCATTTATAACTGGGGATACAATATACTATTCTCCGGAATATGATAATATTTCTGGAGTTGATACTGGGGTATATCACGTTGAAGTTTTAGCACAAAAAAATAAAATTAAATTATATCAATCTAAGGCATTCATTGCCACGGGTGAATGTGTGCAGTTTGAAGATCCGGATGGTATAAACGGAAAACATACTTTTACTCTTTTTTCTCAGAAGAATAAATTTCTTGGTCCACAAAAATTACTCAAAAAATTTCCAAATACTAGTAATTTAACTCCAACTACTGAAGTTGAAACTTTAGGAAATAGATCAACAGGAATTTTATGTAATGGTGTAGAAATTGTCAATTACAAATCTGATGATAAAGTATATTATGGACCACTTAAAGAAATTAAAGTTTTTAATGGTGGATTTGGATATGATCTTGTAAACCCACCAGTACTATCAATTTCTAACCCATCTGTTGGATCAACTGCATATGCTGAACCAATTTTAAAAGGAAAATTAGAAGAAATTATTGTTGAACCCCAAGAATTTGATATTGGTGAAGTTTTATCTGTAGACATTACTGGAGGAAATGGTAAGGGACTACTATTAGAACCTGTTATAGTAAAGGAGTTCAGGCAAGTATTTTTTGATGCTAGAGAAGTATTTTATGGTGGAGGAATTGATACTATTGACGATACAATTACTTTCCAAACTAATCATAATTTTAGAGATGGTGAAACTATTGTATATAATAACAATTCAAATCTATCCATTGGTATTGGTAAGTACCAAGGATCAAATTTAAATACTTTGGGTATTTTGCAATCAAATGGATTGTATTATGCAAAAGTACTGAACAATAAAACTATTAAAATATACGAAGATTATGAAGATTATATCTCTGGAATTAACACTGTAGGATTTACCACGTCCAATACTAAAGGAACTCATAAATTTGTAACGTACACAGGAAAAAATAAACTTACAAAAATTAATATAATTAATTCTGGGTCAGATTTTGAGTATAAAAATCTTCCCGTCAAGTCAGAGAATATTAGTAAAGAATTTTCATATATTAAATTCAAAAATCATGGATTTAAAAGTGGAGAAATTGTTCAATATTCTTGTTCGGGACAAGCAATTTCTGGATTATCAACATCAAATCAATACTATATTCTATCAATTGACAATGATAGATTTAGGTTATGTGATGCTGGAATTGGCGCTACATCAGTTGAAAACTATAATCGAAAAAATTATAGTAAGTTTCAGTCAACTGGAACTGGGTATCATTCATTTAGATACCCAAAAATTGAATTAAATGTTAGAATTTCTAATCCTGTAGGCGTGATAACAGCGACACCGTATGTTAGAGGTTCTTTAGTTGGGACATATCTTTATGATGGTGGTAGTGGATATGGGTCAAATATTTTAAATTTACATAAAAAACCATCAGTTAAAATTAAAAATGGTAAAAATGCTTTAGTAACTCCAATTATATCAAATGGTTCTATAGTTGGAGCATCTGTACAAAGTAGAGGAACTGAATATTATAGTGTTCCTGATATTATTGTAGAGGGAGATGGTGTAGGGGCGAAATTAAAAGCAGTAATTATTGACAACCGTCTAACTAAGGTAATTATCATTCAGGGTGGCAGTGGATATTCAAGCGCATCTACAAGCATTAAGGTTAAATCAGCAGGATACGGTGTATTTTTAGAATGTGCGGTAAGAGATTTAAAAATTAATAATTACAAAAAATTTGGACAAGAAATTCTAATTAATAGGGAAGAATATACAGAATATGGATATGTTGGATATTCTACAAATATTGGAAAGATTGTATTTGGAGATCAAAGAAATAGCAATCCATCAAATCCATATCATTCTCCGATTATTGGGTGGTCATATGATGGATGTCCAATTTATGGTCCATATGGATATTCTGATCCAGAAAATAATAGTTCTGCCGTTAAAATATTAGAAACTGGATATACACTAGATTCTTCTTTGGTAGTAAATAGGCCCAGTGGATTTGAAAATGGAATGTTTGTTGAGGACTACAAGTTTACTGATTCTGGGGATTTGGATGAAAATAATGGAAGATTTTGTAAAACTCCAGAATTCCCAAATGGAACTTATGCATATTTTGCGGGAATCACTACATCATCATCAGAATTATATGAACCCAAATTCCCATACTTTATTGGTAACAAATATAACTACGTTCCATTAGTAGAAAATATCGATTCTAATATTGACCAATCATTTGATTTTAATAACTCCACATTAATTAGAAATACTCTACCATATAAAGTAAATGATGCTTATTCGGGGAGTGATTTTATTATTGAACCCAATGAAATTTCCAATCAAATCTCGGTGGTTGAATATACATCAAAAGGTTCAGTAGATTCTTTTGATATTATTCAACCAGGACAAGGATATAGAATTAATGATCTACTGGAATTTGATAATACTGGAACCAATGGTGGCGGTTTAAGTGCTTATGTCTCAAAAATTGAAGGCAAATCAATTAATAAAATTGATACAACAGTAGAGTATTTTCCGGATACAATTTTTACTTGGAAAAACGATAGTACAATTATCGTAAAAACAAATAAAATTCATGGATTAATTGATAATGATAATGTAAGAATTACTGGAATAAACTCAGAATCACTAAGTACTCTGATTGGTGGAGAACACAACATATCTGTGGAAGAAACCTCTGTAACTCTTCTTTCCAATGTTCCAATAAATCCAATATTATTGGATAATAATTCAATAGACATATATGTTTCTAGTGTACCAACTACAATATCTGTTGGGGATAGTGTTGGGATCGGCACCGTAACTGAGGTAGTATCAGTTCTTAATGTTTTTAGAGAAAATAATGTTATTCGAGTAAATAGGGGAAGTGTAACCGGAACTGCTCATAGTATTGGTGATCCTGTAGTATTATTACCATCCACGTTTGAAATTAGAAAATCTCTAGACAAATTTGATTCAAGATTTAATGATATTGTATATTTCAATCCAGTAGAATCAATTGGAGTTGGAACTACTCCAGGAATTGCTGGGACTAGAACATTTGGAATTGGTCAATATATTAAAAATATTTCTGTACCAACTCAAAGTATATACTTACCAAATCACCCATTTGAAAACGCACAAAAAGTAATTTTAAGGAAACCCTCTGAAGGAACTCAAATACTAGTAGCAGATTCTCCGAATAGTGGAAGTTTTATTTTACCTAGAAGTGGGAATTCGGAATTTGTATATATTATTAAAAAATCAAAGGATTATATTGGAATTACAACTTCGGTAGGTCTAACTACAAATACTAGTGGTTTATTTTTTATATCTAACGCAGAAAATAATTATGAATATTCTATAGAATCAGATTTTCAACAAGTTAAAGGTGATATTGAGAAAATAACAGCAAAAATTACTTTAGATGAAGAACATACTTTGGTATCTGGTGACGTAATTGATTTGGAAGTAAAATCAAACCAAAGTGTTGGCATTGGTACTTCAACATTTATAAACTTAAAATATAATTCATCTTATGACAGAATTATTGTAAATCCTACTCAATTTTTACCTTCTTCTGTAGATATAGCAGAAGATCTTATTAATGTACCAAACCATAAGTTTAATACTGGTGATAAGGTATTTTATTCATCTACTGGGGCAACAATATCTGGGTTAAGTACTGGTGACTACTATGTTTTTAAATTAAATAATAATAAGATTCAATTAGCAGAAACTTATAGCGATCTGTATAAATCTCCACCACAAATTATTTCTTTTAATTCTGTAGGTGGAACTAACCATACACTTGGGTTTATTAATCCCAAAATTGAAGTTATAAGAAATAATGATTTGGTATTTTCATTATCTGATCCATCATTAATTAATTATAAATTAAAATTATATAATGATAAGTCATTTACTGAAGAATTTGTTTCTGATTCTTCAGGAACAGTATTTAATATTGTAAATGTTGGTACGGTAGGAATTAGTTCAGATGCCTCATTAACACTAAGATATTCAGAATATCTACCAAAATCTTTATCTTATACGTTACAAAAAGATGGAGAAGTTATATTGCCTGATGAAGATGTTGCAAACTACTCACAAATATCTCTTAAAAGTAGTGTATATAATGGAAAATACACCATTTTTGGGATTACTAATACCTCATTTAATGTAACATTAAAAAATTATCCAGAAGTACTTACATATACCAAAGATAATACTGATTTATTAAAATATACTACGAAATCTACTAGTGATGTTGGTGGTGTAAATAAGATTAGAATTAATTTTGCTGGAGCAAACTATAAAAAATTACCATCTTTCGTCAAGATTAATTCGGAAGCGGGCATCAATGCATTTATTTTACCAAAATCCAATACTATAGGTAAAATTGCTAATGTAAAGATATTGTCTCCCGGATTTGAATATTCTTCCGATAATACTCTAAGACCAGAATCCTATATTTCACCAATTTTAAGAATTACTAATTCTGATACCATTGATAGGATAGAGGTTATTGATGGTGGCAAATCTTACGTTTCTGCACCAAAACTAATACTTTTCAATCCAGTTTCTAAAAAAGTTGTAAATAATGCAACTTTTGAAGCCAAAATGGGTAGTGGGTCTATTAAATCTGTAGAAATAGTAGAAAATCCGAAAGGATTAGAACCGATTGATCATAATTTACTTGCAACAAATAATAGTAATGGCATCGTAATAAATGAAGTTTATTCATCACCTGCCGGTATAATTACTTGCTATTTAAGCACCCCGATTTTGGGATTTGATTTGGCACCATTTGGTGTTGGAGATAAAATTTTTGTTGAAGGTATTGAAAAAATAACAAACGGTAGTGGATTCAATTCTGAGGATTATGACTACAATTTCTTTACTATTACTAAGTATGTAAACACAAATCCTGTTCAATTAGAATATTCTGTATCGGGACTAACAACGAATGCTGGTATTGCCAAAACATTCCAAGATGCATATCCAATAGTAATTAATTATAACAATTATCCAAAATTTAAAGTTGTAAGAAAAAATTCTACGTTTTTCAATCAAGAAAAACTTGCAATTTTAGAGGGATCCGATTATGTTTTGAAGGAATTATTTATTTCAGAATCCTCAGAAGACTATATTAAAGTCTATGGGGCGTATAGATTGAAAGTTGGCGACACTATCAGGGGTAAAAATAGTGGGGTTATAGCAACTATTAATCAAATTCAAGAAAGTTATGGTATTTTTAAAATAGGTTACTCACTACATAAAAATTATGGGTGGGGAAATAATATAGGATTTACCAATGAAGATCTGCAGGTTATCCCAAATAATGATTATTATCAAAATCTTTCTTACACTATCAAGAGTCCACTAGAGTATGATGAATTAATTAATCCAGTTAATAGTCTTTTACACACAAGCGGACTTAAGAATTTTGCAGATACTCAGATAGAAAAAAATGCACAAACAAATCAACCATTAACAACATCTATTGAGTCTATTAATACTATTGATGTCACTAATGAAGTTAGAGTTGATACTATATTTGATTTTGATCTAACCAAAGACATATATGCAACAGAAGATAGATCAAAATTTATTAGATTTAATGCAAAAAGATTGACAGACTACATTGAGTGTAGAAGTAATAGGGTTCTTTCAGTTGATGATATAAGCGGAGCGTTTAGAAATAGAGAAAATGTATCTCAAACTAATTCAATAATACTCACGTATATTGAGGCACAGAGATATTCCAATTTATTAGTTATAGTTAAAGATGCTGCCACACAGGGTACTAAAGTTTTTGAAGTAGTTTTATTGAATAACGCAAATGACCTTTATATTTTAGAAAAAACAAATCTATCAAATACTGAGGTGGACTTAGGATATATTAGTGCGGAGTTAGTTAATGGTTTAGTACTCATATACTTTAACCCAACAGATCCATTTAATATTGATTATGATATCAAAATTTTAAGAAATAGATTTAATACTTTGCTTGGTGGATATGGTGATTATGGTATTGGATTCATAGATTTAATTGGTAGTAATTCTGTTATTGGGTCTGGATCAACCGCAATAATAGCGCAAAATTATTCATCAATGTACGTAGTTACTCAAGTTATTGATAATTCAACTTTGAAAATGAACTATTTTGAGACATATTTGAATTATGATGGTACTAACACTTATACTACCGAAGTATGCTTTGATACGGAAACTTCAGAGTTTTCTTCTGGCAATTATATCGGAACATTTAGTTCTGGAATTTCTACTAGTGGATTAGTTTTTCTTAATTTTACCAATAAAATATCAAACCCAGTTACAATTAGATCCCAAGTTGTTGGATTTGGATCAACATCTTTGGGAATAGGGACATTTAGATTTTTATCTCAAGGTCAAGATGCTGGATCAGAAAAAACATCAAAACTTGAGTCAAATTTAAGTGCAATAAGCGGAATTTCGACTATTTTATCCTTCAATTGCTTTGAAATCAATGTATCCAAATCATATATTAGGGTTGGAGTGGGATCAACTAGTGCATTGCACCAGTTGTTAATACTACAAGATACTAGTAATGTATATACAACTCAATATCCATTTTTATCAATAGGAAGTCAAACTGGAATTGGAACGTTTGGTGGTGAAATTGATGGTTCGGATAATGTAATTATTAAATTTTATCCAGATGCTGAATACGACTCAAATGAAATAAAAATAGAAAGTTTTAGTGAATTATTCTATACTGATATAGATTATTTAAATATTCCAGAAACTTTAACATACGGTACAGCAAATCTAGATTATTCTATTTCAGAGTATAATGCACTATCTGGAAATAGACTGGGTAGAGATAATTTTGAAATGCGCTATAATACAATTCCCATTTTCACCAAAACTTTTAATCCACAAAATTCAAGTATTTTAAATCCATCCACAGGAATATTTAATATACAAAATCATTTTTTCAGTGATCTTGAAGAATTAATTTACATCCCACAATCTACATTTAGGGGGATTGATCCATTACCATTGGAAATTTCTCCAATGATGGATTACACAGGAATAGTTACTACTATTTTACCACCAACTGTCTATGTAAAGAGATTGAACAAAGACCAATTCAAACTCACTACGAGAAAAGAATTGAATACTACAGTAGTATTCACCGGGTTGGGCAGTGGAAACGCCCATAGATTGGAAATGGCAAAGAAAGCAGAAAAGACTATTATTACATTAAATGGAGTTATTCAATCACCACTATCAAATACTAATATTAAACATGAATTATCTAATAATGGTGGTGGAATTGATGATGAAAGTCCATTTATCACATTAAGTGGAATAGGATCAATTGCCCCAAAAGATGTTTTACAAATCAATCAAGAATATGTAACTGTAATTAATGTTGGATTGGGAACCACTAATATTGGTCCAATTACAAATATTGGGGATTTTCCAATTGTTGAAGTTAAAAGAGGAACTTTTGGATCAATATCAACAAACCATGCAGATTCTACTGAAGTAGAAGTTTTAACTGGTGGGTATGATATTGTTGGTAATAGAATATATTTTGTTGATGAACCTAAAGGATCTGGAATTGGAGTAACTATTGACATAGACACAAATTTATTAAAACCAGTTTCTTCTTTTGGTGGAAGGGTTTACCTTAGAAGTGATTATACGAACAATAAAGTATACGATGACATTTCAAAACAATTCACTGGAATCGGACAAAGTTTCACTTTAACTGCAAATGGAATTAATACCTCAGGAATTGAGCCAGGAAGTGGAATTTTAGTTATAAATGGTATATTCCAAACACCGACAACAGATAATAATGTTGGCAATAATTATATTTTTGAAGAATCTGCAGGGATTTCTAGTGTAACATTTACTGGAATTTCATCCGACAATGGTTTTATTATAACTACAGAAAAAGATATAAATCAAAATCAACTACCAAGAGGTGGTCTAATTGTTTCTTTAGGTTCAACTCCAGGATTAGGATATGCACCCCTTGTAGGAGCGTCTGTAACAGCAGTTATTGGTGCTGGTGGTAGTGTTGTTTCTGTTGGATTAGGAATCACCGATAATTTAGGTTCTGCATATCGTGGGGTTGTATCTATCGGAGTAACTGACCCAAATCATACAGGAACTGCCGCAAGTATAACCGCAATCGCAGGAATTGGTGGCACACTGTCATTTACTATTCATAATGGTGGTAGTGGATACACTAATACGATAAGAATTCTTACTCCTGAACCTAATTATGAAAACTTACCTGTAATAGGTGCATACAGGGCGGGAATTGGATCAACTACGGATACGGGAATTGGTCTTCTGTTAACATTGGATGTTGAACCAGCAAATAATGGTGCATCATCTCTTCACGAAGTTTCTGCCTTCAAAATTTCTAGATCAGGATATTCATTCCAAATTGGGGATGTTATTAGAGTTGTGGGACTTGTTACGGATAAGAGTTTAAATTCTCCAATTAGTAACTTTGAACTTACTGTACTATCAACATTTACAGATACGTGTGCCGCTTGGCAATTTGGAGAATTAGACTTTATTGATCCCATCAAAGATTTGCAAAATGGTATTAGGGTTAGGTTCCCATTAGTTTATAATGGAGAATTATTGAGTTTTGAGAAAAATCTTAACGACGAAGATTCTCAATTAATTGATCTTAATAGTGTGTTGCTAATATTTGTAAATGGAGTTATTCAAGAACCTATAAAAAATTATAAATTTGAGGGAGGAACTAGTGTAATATTTGTAGATCCACCCAAAAAAGAAGATAATGTTTCGATATTCTTCTATAGAGGTAGTAGAGACATTGATAGTGTTCTTATTAATGTTCTTGAGACAATTAAAGAAGGCGATACTGTTCAGGTATATAAAAATAATTATATTCCAGAAACAATTACACAAGATCAGAGAAAAGTCTCAACAATATTCTCATCGGATATTATAGAAACTGGATTATATATTGACCAAGGAATTGATGAAGTTAATTCAAAACCTCTTGCTTGGTCAAAACAAAAATCCGATTTGAATATTGGGGGCGTTAATATTTACAAATCTAGAGACACCATCGAACCGTTAGTATTCCCTTCCGCAAAGGTTATAAAATCAGTCGGAAAAGATGATATTCAATTATTCGTAGATAATATAAAATTCTTCAATTATGAAGAAGATGAATCTGATATTGTCATTTCTAAGTTTGATGCACTTATTGTCCAAAATACAAATCCAGTTGCGGCTGCGATCACTGCTATTGTTTCTACATCTGGAACTATTCAACAATTGATAATTAATGATGGTGGAAATGGATACACTGGAGTTTCTACAGAAATTTACATATCGTCACCAACAAATATAATGATATCCAACCAATATGGAAATTTGGGGATAGGATCTACTGCAATTGCTATTGCAAGCATTTCCAATGGAAAAATTTCATATCCAATTACTATAGTAAATTCGGGAATTGGTTACACAAATACAAATCCACCAACTGTTATATCACCAATACCAAAAACAAACATAGAAAAAATAAGAAATATTCCAAGATTCCAGGGAACAACTGGAATAATCACTGGAATAACAACAACAACTGGAACAAATGGAAATCCACTTGCACTAAAGTTCTTTACTAGAGCATTTTCATATCAGGGATTAAATGTCACATACCCAATATGTGTCTATGATACTTACGTTGGAAATGGTGTAGTTTCAATTAATACAGCAACTTCCGATGTAATTGGATATGGATCTACTTTCCTGGATAATATCTATTATTTAAATTCTTTAAGTGTTAATGGCGAATATGGTGAATTTATTGTAAATATTCACCCATCAACTCTTACTACCGGACTTTCTACATCCGGTTCTGTAGATAATCCTTGTGGAAGATTTTCTTGGGGAAGAATTTTTGATTTTGATAGATCTGTATTAGGAAATAGATTTGAAGTTAATTTAAAAGGATATTCGGTCGATGTTGGTCTATCGACATTCCCAGATATTCAGAGGAGAGGATTTGGATTAAGAAGCACTGGAGCTCTTAGAAAAGATTTAGGTTAATAAATGGTATAAATAGTGAAAAAACCTATGTAATATGACAGCAATTATAACTGATCAATTTAGATTAGAGAATGCAAATAACTTTATTAAGTCTATTGAAGATCCTTCAAATTCTTATTACATATTTGTAGGTCTATCTAATCCAGAAACAGTAGGTTTTGGTAGAACAAATAATTGGAACACCAATACACCAAATCCCGTCGATAATTTGGAGTATCAACAACATACTCGTGATACAATTTTATTTGGGAAAAGAGTCAATAGTGCAAATGCGCGAAGAGTTATACGAAGAATTGATTGGGTAAGAGGTACAAGATATGAAATGTATAGGCATGACTATTCATTAAATAACCTTTCACCAATAACCCAATCTTCCAGATTATATGATGCAAATTACTATGTGATTAATAGTAACTATAGTGTTTATATTTGTATAGATAATGGATCTTCGGGAATAAACACAGTAGGAAATACATCATTAGATGAGCCACAATTTACTGATGTTGATCCATCTAAAGCTGGTGTAAGTGAAGATGGGTATATATGGAAATATTTATTTACCGTATCGCCATCAGACATTATAAAATTTGATTCTACCGAATATATCTCACTTCCATATAATTGGGAAAATTCCGTAGATTCTCAAGTTGAATCTGTCAGGGAAAACGGAGATTCATCTGTAAATCTCAATCAAATAAAAAAAATATATATTCAAAATGGTGGTAGTGGGTACACGCCAGGAACTCATGAATTAAATATTCTCGGAGACGGAACAGGTGGAAAGGTAGTTGTTGAAGTTGATGACGAAACTACTACTATTATTAGTGCTACTGTTTCATCTGGAGGAAAAGACTATTCATATGCGATAGTAGATCTTGGTCCAATTAATGCAACAACTCTTGGAACTCCCGCAAAATTAATTCCAATAATCCCACCATCAAAGGGGCATGGATATGATCCATATAAAGAACTAGGATCTGATAGAGTCTTATTATATACTAGATTTGATGATTCTACAAGAGATTTTCCTACAGATACAAAATTTTCTCAAATTGGAGTCATAAAAAATCCAATAACAATCGGTTCAACCAGTGTATATACTGGTGGAGAATTCTCATCTCTTTATGGGATTAGATTCAGTTCAGTCTCTGGGGTTACAAATTTAAGCATTGGGGATGAAATAATACAATCCGTTGGATCTGGTCAAGCAAGGGCATATGTTGCTTCATATGATGTTGAGACTAAGGTTTTAAAATATTATAAAGACCGGTCTTTGTATTTAAATTCCAGCACTCAAGATCAAACCGACTATGTCGGAGTTAGTACCAATTCTTTGGTTTTAGATTTCCAATCATCAGCATCTCCAGTTACATCAGCAAGTGGATTTAATGGTACTATTTCCGGATACACAGGTATTACAACAACAATTGGATCTAAACTAATAAATCTTGGTACTCAATTTACAAATGGATTAGCAAATCCGGAGATAAATAAAACAAGTGGAGAGTTACTTTATTTGGACAATCGCCCACTAATATCAAGAAACTCTAGACAAAAAGAAGATATCAAAATTATTCTGGAATTTTAAACAATGCCACAAAAAACCAATCTTAATATAGGACCATATTATGATGATTTTGATAAAGATGATAACTACTACAGAGTTTTATTTAAACCTGGAGTTCCAATTCAAGCTAGAGAATTAACTTCTCTACAATCATCATTACAACATCAAATAGAATCTTTTGGAAGCCATCTTTTTAAAGAAGGTTCAATGGTTATTCCAGGAAATATTAATTATGATTCTGATTATTTTGCAGTAAAAATTACTCCGGAGCATCTCGGCATTGATGTATCCGTATACTTAGAATCTTTAATTGGGAAAAAAATTAGAGGGCAGCAATCAAATATTACAGCAGTAGTTGATAGTTATTTACTACCTTCAGAAAATGATGAAGTAACTGATACAACATTATTTGTTAAGTATTTAAATTCTGGCGATGATAATAATGTATCCCCATTCACTGATGGTGAAAATTTAGTGGCGGAGGAGCAAATAATATATGGAAATACTGGAATTAATGCTCAAGAAACTTTTGCAACCTTAATTGATTCAAATTCTACAGCTATTGGATCAGCTGTTGGCATTGCAAGTGGTGTATATTTTATCAGAGGTTCTTTTGTAGACGTAACCTCTGATAAATTGGTTTTAGAACCTTATTCAAATTTCCCCTCATATAGGGTTGGTCTAACTGTTATAGAAGATATTGTTAGTGCAAAAGAAGATCCTGCATTATATGATAATGCAAAAGGGTTTTCAAACTACGCAGCTCCAGGTTCTGATAGATTAAAGATATCTACATTTTTGTCGAAAAAACCATTAACTGATTATGATGATAAGAGTTTTATTGAACTAATCAGAATTGATAATGGAGAACTAAAAAAATTACAAAATAAAACTGAATATTCTACAATTAGAGATTATTTTGCCAAAAGAACCTATGAAGAATCTGGAGATTATTCAATAGACAAATTTAAGGTAGAATTGGCAAATTCTTTAAATGATGGAATATCTAATAGTGGGGTATATACACAAAATCAAACCACCGCATCAGGAAATATTCCATCAGATAACTTAGCATGTGTTAAAGTTTCTCCAGGAAAAGCTTATGTTCGTGGATATGATGTTGAGTTAATAGGAACTACCATTGTAGATATACAAAAACCCAGATCTACAGAAAATATCTCAGGAACTCTTGTCCCATACAATTTCAATAATTCGTTAAAAATTAATAACGTTAACGGGACACCATTAATCAAGTCAGATAATGAAAATAATATAGTTTTACTTTTTAATAGAAGAAAATCTTCAAATTCAACTAGCCCAGGATCTCAGTATGAGATTGGAAGGGCAAGAGTATATTCTTGTAATTTATCAAATTCTCCATATTCTTCAAATGCAACAGAATGGGATTTACACTTACTTGATATACAGACATACACAAAAATAACTTTAAACGAGGCAATCAGTCCTTCAGATTGTCCCGAAACAACTTACATAAAAGGATTGAGTAGTGGAGCTTCTGGGTATGTTTTACAGCAACCTACATTAGGTAGTAAAATTTTAACATTAATTCAAACATCGGGAACTTTTATTGACGGTGAGCAAATTTCAGTCAATGGTTCAAAAAGTATTATTAGGTCTCTAGATTCAATTAAAGCATATAGTCTTAGTGATATAAAATCAGTTTTTCAAAATTCATCTGCTCTAGGTTTTGTATCAAATTTCACAGCCGACACAGTTTTGGATAAAAGTATTGCATCCAACTTTAGATTGCCAGATACAATTACAATATCAGATACTGGAAATGTGACCACTGCAGGCGGAAATTTTGCGGGTATTAAATCTGATACGATAATTAGATATCAAATTCCTGGTTCAACTTTAGAAACTTATAATATTGTATCTTCAGTATCATCAGATAACTTATCAATGACTGTTGGAATTGTACCAAATGTAGTTGGAGTTTGTACAGGAGGTTTGCCAACACAAACAGTAACCACAACATTTTCTATTGGAAATCCAAAAGTTATTGCCAATAATTCAACACTATATTTTGAATTACCCGATAAGAATGTTTCTTCTACAGATTTAAATAATTCTACCATATCAATTAAGACACAGATAAAAAATTTATCGACTGATGTAGATGGAATTTTATCATCATCGGTATCGAATGCAGGAGTTACCAGTTCATTCTTCCAACCATTTGACACTCAAAGGTATACTATTATATACTCAGATGGTTCTATCGAAGATTTAACCGGAGACCAAGTTGTAATAAGTAATAATTCATCAAATATAACAATTAATGGATTAAAACCCTCACAATCAGCAAATGTAACTTTAAATGTTTCATTAATTAAAATTGATGTTCAAAGTAAAATTAAACAGTATGTTAGAAGTGAAAGGTTAATAGTTGATAAATGCTCCTTGGGAATTTCAACTGATGTAAGTGGATTAACTACATCATCATATTATGGTCTAAGAGTTCAGGACAAAGAGATATCTTTAAATGTTCCAGACGTTTCAAATATCATTGGAGTATTTGAATCTTTAGATACAAACAATCCTGTTCTTGACAGATTAGTTTTTGTAAATGGTTTAAATTTAGATGTAAATTCTGTCATTGGTGAAAAACTAATTGGCAGCAAAAGCGGATCTATTGCACAATTGATTAGATCTATATCTTCAACAACTGTAGAAATTTGCTATTTAAGTGCATCTACCTTTTTACCGGATGAATCAGTTACATTTGAAGAATCTAATATTTCTTCAAATGTTCAACAGGTTATTCCTGGGAAATATTTAAATTTAACAGATAAATTTTTACTAAACAAAGGACAAGAAAATCAATATTATGATTATTCGAGATTAGTAAGGTATAATGATTCTACAATACCATCAAAAAGATTATTGGTCGTATTTAATTATTATGATGTTTTACAAAATGATGGTGGAGACTTATATACCGTCAATTCTTATGCATTTGAGAGATTTGAAAAGGATATTCCATTATTGGGTAATGATAATATTAGGGCATCGGATACGCTTGACTTTAGACCAAGAGTATCAAAATTCACCTCAGAAAACTCCTCACCATTTTCATTTAGTTCAAGAAATTTTGGAGCATCATCTGGTAATGTACCGTCAGTAGTTATATCTCCAAATGAATCTTCTGCTATTGGGTATTCATATTATTTACCAAGAATAGATAAGGTAGTTTTAGATAAGTCCGGAAACATTTCAGTAATTGAGGGATCATCTACAAAAAATCCATCAGAACCAGCAAATGTTGACGAAGCAATGACAATTGCTTTGATCAAGCTACCACCATACCTGTATAATCCACAAGAAGCTTCTATTCAGTTAATTGACAATAGAAGATATACTATGAGAGAAATTGGAAAAATTGAAGATAGAGTTTCTAAACTAGAAGTTCTAACTTCTCTATCGTTATTGGAATTAGATACAAAAACATTACAAATTCAAGATTCTGATGGACTAAGTAGATTTAAATCTGGATTTTTTGCGGACTCTTTTGAAAATACTGATTTCATAGATATTGCAAAAATTGATGCAAATTGTGATGTCAATTCTAATACTAAGGAATTAAATACACCCATAGATTTTTATTCACTAAAACCAGAACTTGCATTAAATCCATCAATAAATGTTGAAACTGCGGATTTTAGTCAAGATTTGGATTTATTGGATGCAAAAGTTGTTAAAAGGGGAGATTTAATTACACTATCTTACTCCGAAGTCAATTGGATAGAGCAACCATTAGCTACACGGGTTGAAAATGTTAATCCTTTCAATATGATCCAATGGGTTGGAAGGATTATTTTATCTCCAGCATCTGATAGTTGGGTAAGAAACATTTATCTCAATAATGGATCTAGAAGTATTCTTGGAGATACTAATAGAGAGTATATTGAAACTATTAGGATAAGTAGCGAACAAGAACCCTTCATGAGGTCTAGAAACGTTTCATTTGTAGCTGGCGGTTTAAAGCCATTTACTCGTTACTTCTCCTTCTTTGATGGATCTTCAGCGATTGATATTATCCCCAAATTACTAGAAGTTCAAATGTCTTCTGGAATATTCCAAGTTGGAGAGACTGTAAATGGATATATTGGTAATAAAAAGGTAATATCATTCAGATTGTGCCAGTCTAATCATAAAACTGGACCATACAACAGTCCCATATCTACAGTATCACTAAATCCATATAATAGATCATTATCTATTCCGGCGTCATACTCTTCAGCATCAACTATTTTAAACGTTGATACAAATTCACTATCGGAAGATGTTCTCGGAAATTTTTATGGATATGTTGAACTTAATACGACTTTAATCGGGCAAACAAGCAATGCACAGGCAAAGGTAGTAGAAATAAGATTAGTTAGTGATAATTTTGGAGATATTGGTGGATCATTCTTTATAAAAGATCCTTTAGCAACTCCAGCACCAACAATAAAATATCAAACAGGAACAAAAAGTTTTAAACTAACATCCAGTTCAACAAATGAAATCTCAACAACTGGAAGTTTATTAATTAGCAGTGGAGAAACTACATACTCCTCACTGGGAGTTATCGATACGTTTAGGCAAACAACAGTGGTTGTTAGAACTCCACCCCCACCTCCACCACCACCACCACCTATCGCTGCACCAGCGCCAGTGCCACCAAGACCAGTAGATCCGCCTGCACCAACAGTTGCGACACCTACTCCAAATCCACCACAACCTCAACCTGCTCCGGCACCGGCAGGGTGTGTTCCTAGGGCAGCTAGACTAGTCATAAGTGCGACAAGACCTACACCAGATGCTAGACGTATAGGATTCTTAGGAAGACAATCATCTCGTTTTAATACATGGATTATACCCGCTATAGTTTGTCCACCACCAAGAAGAAGAGGTAAAGATCCTCTTGCACAATCATTTACTGTGGATGATTCTGGTGGATTCTTAAACTCTGTAGATTTATACTTTGCGAGTAAGGATGAAAGTGAAAGGGTAACTGTTGAACTGAGAACTGTAGAACTTGGAACTCCAACAAATCAATTAGTCCAAGATTTTGCTTCAGTTTCATTAACTCCAAATGAAGTTAATGTTTCAAAAGATGCTTCAGTTGCAACAAAAGTAGTTTTCCCATCACCAGTTTATTTACAACCAAGAACAGAATATGCCTTAGTTATTCTTGCACCATCATCAAATAATTATGAAATGTGGGTAGGTAGAATGGGTGAATCCACAGTTAGAACTCAAAATCTACCAGATGCAGAAAATGTTATTATGACAAGGCAATATTTGGGTGGTAGTTTATTTAAGTCACAAAATGGAACTATTTGGACCGCAAGTCAAAATGAGGATTTAAAATTTAAACTATATAAATGTCAATTTGTTGATACTGGAGTAGTTTATTTTTATAATCCAGATCTAAGATTAGATGATCTTAATGTTTCTCGATTACGTTCTAATCCAATCAAAACTTATCCAAGAAAGTTAAAAGTCGGAATTGTTACACTAACCGATTCAACAACTATTAATGCACTGTCAGTTGGGTCTAAGATTGGACAGACTAATATTTCTGGTCCATATGGGTTTATTGAGAGAATTGGTAGTGAAATAACTTCAGCAAATGTTTTAAATGTGGGGATTGGATACTCAAATGGAATTTATACTGGAGTACCTCTGTATAGTGTAACTGGTTCTGGTGAAGGTGCAGTTGCAACTGTAGAATTTACTAATAATAAGTTATCATCTGTCACCTCAATTGAAGAGAGTGGTAATGGTTATTCTGTTGGTGATGTATTAGGAATTACCACATCGTTTGTTGGTAAGGGTAAAAATGCATCAATTACAGTTACTCAAATTAATGGGTTAGATACACTTTATTTAAATAATGCTCAAGGGGAATTATTTGTTTCTGGTAATAATTTAATAAAATATAGTGATGAAAATACTGTTGTTGGATTAGCAGCTTCTATTAGAGGAACATCTTCCGTAATTAATTCCTTGTATGATGGAAATGTGCTTGAAGTTACTAATTTCAATCATGGTATGCATTCTGATAATAATGTACTTACACTATCTGGTATTTCTCCAGATACATTCCCAACATCATTAACAGAAAATCTATCCTCAGATTCTACTACTATCTCTGTTGCTAGTACTTTACCATTTACAAAATTTGAAGGTCAGGCATCTAGTTCTGGGTACGTATTAATTAACAGTGAAGTAATTTACTATGATAGTGTTTCTGATGGAATTCTTGGAATTGCCACTCGTGGAGTTGGTGATAGTTTAATCAGATCACACGATAAAGATTCTCTAGTCTATCCATATGAACTAAATGGAATCTCATTGACCAGAATAAACACAACTCATTCTTTACCAAATGATTCATATCTAAAATCTTTCAGAGATATTGATACCTATCATATTAAGATTGATAGACTTGAGAGATCATTTGGTAATCAGCAATTAAGTTTCGTTGAGGAAAAGGTTTGTGGTGGAAACCAATGCTTATCTACAAAGAATGTACAATTTAATTCATTAATTCCACAGTTCAATACTATTAATCCCGGTCAATTTACGACAATTGTCAGTCAAGTTAGGACTGTTTCAGCAACTAGTGCCGGAGGAAAAGAAGTATCATTCCTTGATCAAGGTTATGAACCAATTGAAATCAATCAACAAAACAATCTAAAATCAACCAGAATGGTTTGTTCAAAAGTTAATGAAACCGAAAGGTTATCTTCATTACCAAGGAATAAGTCGTTTACCATAGCAATGACATTAATCTCTGCAGATCCAAATACGTCTCCAGTTATTGACACGGCAAATAGTTCTATTGTTTTCAATAGAAATAGATTAAATAATCCAATATCAGATTACGTATTTGATAATAGAGTAAATTTAACTACAGGAGATCCCCATTCTGCGATTTATATTTCCAAAAAAATAGATCTCTCTCAACCAGCAACCTCCCTCAAGGTATTTGTAACTGCATATAGGAATTCTTCTGCGGATTTTAGAATTTTATACAAATTATTTAAACCAGATTCTGATAATATTGAACAAAATTATGAACTGTTCCCAGGTTATGATAATTTGACAGATTCTAATGATGATGGATTTGGAGATACTATTGTAGACTCGTCTCTTAATACTGGTCGACCAGATGCTTTTGTTAGATCAAGTAAAGAAAATGAATTCTTGGAATATCAATTTACTGCAGATAATTTAGATAAATTTACTGCATTCTCTATAAAAATAGTAATGAGTGGAACTAATGAAGCATATGCACCAAGATTTAAAGATCTGAGAGCAATTGCATTAGCATGATGATACCAGTAGAAGGGCATAAAAATTTATTTCGTGATGAAAATACTGGAGCGATCTTAAATTGCGATTCTTTTGCATATCAGAATTATATTAATACTAGAAATGAAAAAAAGAAACAAAAGAATGAAATAGAAAAATTAAAGAATGAAGTAAGTGAAATTAAATCTTTATTACTACAATTAATAAATGAATCCAAATGATATAAAATTAAATAATATAGATAAGCAGTTTGAATATGAAAAATATTCAAGACTTATCGATGACCTATCTGGGGATGAATTAAAAAATATTGCAAAAGCATATTTCAAATTGTATTTGAAGCAGCAGGAGGTTATGTTATCATTGCCAAATATTGATTTATAAATACTTAAAAGAACAATAAAGATTACAAATGGCAGTATATGTCAGCAATTTAGTAGTAGATTCTGGAATAGATTTCAATCAAGTCTTTACTTTGGAAAGCCAAAATGAAAATTCGGCACTGAATCTTAGCAACTATGCAGTACTGTCTCAGTTAAGAAAACATTCTGGCAGCTCAAGTTATACTAATTTTACTACACAAGTAGTCAATTCGTCGTTGGGAAAAATTAGAATTGGATTAGCTTCATCAATAACATCTGCATTAAAACCAGGAAGATATGTCTATGACGTTGTTATTCAAGAAAATGGTACGGGAGTTAAGTCGAAAGTAGTTGAAGGTATGGTTTTGGTTCGTGAAGGAGTGACCAGATAATGGACGGTAATATCAGAGTAAGAGTTAATGAAAATAATGTCAAAGTAAGAGTTGGGCAGCAAAATTCAGTAAAGGTTATCTCTTCATCTTCATCTTCTCAAAGTTTGGGGTCACTTTCTGATGTAGATACCACAAATGTCCAGGATAATTATATCCTGATGTACAATTCATCCCAAAATAAATATGAATTTGTTAATCCAGATGATGTGCTAATTGCTGCTGTTAATGAACCAAATAGTGTAGGGTTACCAACTGCATTTATTGGTGCATTAGATATTGATTTGGATAATAAAATTGATGTTGATGCAGGTAGCTTTTAATATTTTAATAAATAATTACTAAAGTACCAGAAAAAAAAATGGCCTCTCCAGTAATTCAATTTAAAAGAGGTGCCTTTACAAATCTGCCAGGGTTACGAGCAGGCGAACCAGCACTTACAACTGATACATTTGATTTATATGTTGGTATTGATAGTACCACGAATAATAACAAGTTTTTTGGATCTCATCGTTATTGGACTAAAGAAACATCATCCAAAGGAAGTTCTATAAATCTAGTTGAGGGAACTTCTAATGGAACCGCTTATGTTAGCGTAAAATCTCCAGATTCATTAGCAGGTATTGTAACTTATACCCTCCCAGGTTCTCAAGGTATTAATGGAACAGTTCTTACCAATGATGGAAGTGGTAATTTAACTTGGGGTAGTGGATCAACTAACGCAATATTTTCTGGTATTTCAACGTTTAGTGATACAACCGATAATATCTTAGGAAATCCAGATACTGGCGCAGTACAAATTGATGGTGGATTAGGAGTTAATAAGAATGTCACAGTTGGCGCAGGACTTTCTGTTGCTGGTGAATCCTATTTTATTGGAACTGCTACGTTCTATGGTGGTCAGATTAATCTTGGTGATGGTGATGGAGACAATATTAGTGTTGCTGGAGAATTTATATCCAATCTTGTTCCAAATGTAACCAATACTTATGATTTAGGTCTGATTGGAAAGAGATGGAGAGACGGATATTTTAGTAGAAATTTGGATGTTACCGGCAATTTAAATGTTGATGGTAATGTAACTATTGGTGGAACTTCAGTTACATTATTAGGACAAGAGGTTTTTATTAAGAACAAAGATATCATCCTTGGATACACTACAAGTGTAACAAATACAGATGCTTCAACTGATGATACTGCAAATCACGCAGGTGTTGCAATCGCATCAACAGTTGGAAGCCCATTAGTTTCATTCGCTGCATCTGGAATCAATACACTTCCAGACACTTACAAGCAATTGATGTGGTTCAAGCAAGGAACTCTTGGTTTTGGAACTGATGCATTTGCCTTTAACTATGGTGTTGCGATTGGAACCACCACAATGGCGGATGGTGTTCGCCTTGCTGTTGGTTCAGGCATTACGATGTCTGATAATTCCATCTCGGCAACTAATGGTTATTTTACAAATATTTCAGCATCCAGCATTAGTGGTACTCTGAGTGGTACAATTTCAACTGCAACTACTCTTCAGAATGCAAGAGACTTTAGTATCACTGGGGATTTTATAACTGCTCCTGCAGTTTCATTTAATGGAACTGCTAATGTTGGATTAGCAGCAACACTTGCACTAAATTCAGTTGTACTTGGAACTTATACTTCAGGTGACTACGTTGCAAGCATCTCCTCGGGCAATGGATTAACCGGGGGAACAACTGGTGCAGGATCTACCCCAACCCTTGCTGTAGGGGCAGGAGAAGGCATCACAGTTAATGTAGATGATGTTGCTCTGAAGAACGGAACCAACCTTTCCGCTAATACTGTACTGAAGTGGGATAATACAGATAACCAATTAACAAATTCAAGTATTACTGATGATGGATCTACTGTTGCACTGACAGGAAATCTTCAGGTTGGCGGATCAATTACTGGAACAGCAACCACTGCAACTCGTTCGACTCAAGTTGATACTACTGCAACAACGACTTCATCAGATTACTATTTAACTTTTGTTGATGATGCAACTTCACAGACTGGTGAAACAATTCGTGTTGATTCTGGCATTAAATATAACCCAGGAACCGATACATTAACAGTACCGACAATCAAAACTGGTACAATTAATGCTAGTGATGGTAGTTCTGCAATTACAATTAATGACGTCAGTGGAAATGTAAGTGTTGCTAGCAGTTTAACGGTAACTGGAGACCTAACAGTTCTTGGCAGTCAAACAATTGTTAATACCACGGAATTGAAAGTTGAAGACAACTTAATTGATTTAGGACTAGTTAACAGTGGTGGATCACTTGTACCGCCATCGGTCGATGCAAATATTGATATTGGAGTTTTATTCAATTACTATACTACTTCTGCTAAAAAGTCCGGAATATTCTGGGATGATTCTACCGGAAGAATTGGAATTGCTTCAGATTTAACAGTAACTAACGGAGTTGTTGATACAATAAGCACCGTTTGGGCTCCTATCGAAATCGGAGCACTATGGGTTAATGATTGTGCTGGACAATCTCAAGTAATTAATTGTTCATCTGGTATTAGAACTTTAGAAAATATCACTGTTGATGGTGGAGCGTTTTAGTAGTTAGATAAATAACATATAAATACAGGTGGGATTTACCCACCTTTTTTATTATAAAAAATGAACGAAATAGACTATAAAAATCTTTTGGCAATATATCAACAAAGATCTAGTGATCTTTTCGTTCAAAATATTGCATTGGAATCTAGAAATTTAACTTCTAATCAAATTATTGATTCATTAACAAAAAGAATTAATGAATTAAATAGCGAATTAGAAGCATTAAAGTCTTCCAAACCTAAAAAAGCAATTGCAAGTAAATCCGAATCCTGGGAAGAGTAAATGGCAAAACCATCGACACGTCAACAACTGGTAGATTATTGTCTACGTAGATTGGGTGCGCCAGTATTAGAAATAAATGTAGATGATGACCAAATAGATGATTTGGTTGATGATGCACTACAATATTTTCATGAAAGGCATTTTGATGGTGTCGAAAGAATGTATCTAAAATATCAAATAACTCAAAATGATATCGATAGAGGAAGGGGTGCAAAAACTGATGGTGTTGGTGTAGTAACTACAACTGGAGTATCAAATACAAATACATCATTTAATTTTTATGAAGCATCAAATTATATTCAAGTTCCAGATTCTGTGATTGGTATAGAAAAGATTTTTAAATTTGATACTAGTTCAATATCTGGAGGTATGTTCAGTATCAAATACCAGTTATTTTTAAATGACTTATATTATTTCAATTCTATTAATCTTTTACAATACGCTATGACAAAATCATATCTTGAAGATATTGATTTCTTATTGACGACTGATAAGCAGGTTAGATTTAATAAAAGACAGAATAGACTTTATCTTGATATTGATTGGGGAGCGCAAAGCGCAGGTAATTTTATTGTTATTGATTGCTATAGAATTTTAGATCCGAATGATTTTACCAAAGTTTATAATGATAGTTTTATAAAAAAATATTTAACCGCACTTATTAAAAAACAATGGGGGCAAAATCTAATTAAATTTAGAGGAGTTAAGCTCCCTGGTGGAATAGAATTGAATGGAAGAGAAATATATGAAGATGCAGAAAGAGAATTAGACGCTATCAAACAGTCAATGACTCTAGAGTATGAGTTACCACCCTACGATTTTATTGGATAATGGCACTAAATCCATTTTTTTTACAAGGTTCTCCCGGAGAACAGAGATTAATTCAGGAATTAATTAATGAACAACTTAGAATGTATGGAGTTGAGGTAACATATATTCCGAGAAAATTTGTCAAAAAAGAAACAATTATTGAAGAAGTCACCTCATCAAAATTTGATGATAATTTCTTGTTGGAAGCATATATCAATACTTATGAAGGTCATTCCGGAGCTGGGGATATTTTAACAAAATTTGGAATGAGTTTGCGAGATGAAGTAACTTTAGTTATTTCAAGGGAAAGATTTGAAGATTTTATTGCACCATTCTTAAACTCAATGGATGAGGATGAGATTGAGGTTGCAACAAGACCAAGAGAGGGGGATTTAATCTATTTTCCTCTAGGACAAAGACTTTTTGAAGTTAAATTCGTAGAGCACGAGCAACCATTTTACCAATTAGGTAAATTGTACACTTATGAATTAAAGTGTGAGCTATTTGAATATGAAGATGAGGTTTTAGATACTTCTATAGACGAAATTGATAAGACCATTCAAAATATTGGAAATATTATTTCACTTCAACTTTTTTCAACGGGAGCACAAGCAGCAGTATCTCCGTCATTGTCTAGTGGATATGTTAGAAAGGTCTTTTTAACGAATGATGGTTATGGTTATAGAACTCCACCAGTGGTTGCAATATCTTCTGCACCTTCTGGAGGAGTTAATGCTACGGCTGTTGCAATTACAACCTACAGGGGTGGAGTTTATTCAATTAAAGAAATTTTGCTAACAAATGCCGGAGCTGGTTATACAACGACTCCCAGAATTTCATTTATTGGTGGGTCGGGTGTTGGAGCAGCAGCAACTTGCGGAATAGTAACCAATTATTTTGGAATGTCTAAAGTAAATATTATTAATGGTGGCGTTGGATATTCCACGACACCAAATATTTCACCATCTCTTCCAGCACTAAGTCCATCAACCCCATCCATACTGAGACCAGTGGTAAGTGCGGCTGGAACAATATCACAAGTACTAATTGTAGATGCTGGGTTGGGATACATGGGATCTCCAAGTATAACTGTAAGTCTTCCCCCAAGTTATTCTGGAGTTGGTACTTATTGGTATAATGAGAGGGTAACTGGTAGTAGATCAGGAACCACTGCAAAAGTTAAAAATTGGGATAAAGATACAAATATATTAAAAGTTGGGATAAGTAGCGGTCAATTCTATGACGGAGAATTGATTGTTGGATCCATGTCACAGTCATCATATAGTCTTGCATATGTAGTTAAGCAGCCTACATATGATAAATATGAACAAAATCAAGAATTCCAAGATGAGGCGGATCTCATTGTGGACTTCACAGAATCAAATCCATTCGGCGTCTACTAATGCTAGGAAATTACTATTACCATCAAATTATAAGAAAGACCATAGTATCTTTTGGAAATTTATTTAACGATATTCATATCAACCATAAAGATTCTTCATCTAATGTAATTAGTGATTTAAGAGTTCCTCTGGCATATGGACCGTCTCAGAAATTTTTATCTAGGATAAGACAACAACCAGAATTAAATCAACCAGTTCAAATAACATTGCCAAGAATGTCATTTGAAATGAATTCTATTCAATATGATAGTGCTAGAAAGACAGGGGTTACTCAAACATTTAAAACCTTAGATGGTGATCAATTAAAAAAAGTATTTTTACCTGTTCCATATAATATTGGATTTGAATTAAATGTCCTTGCAAAACTTAATGATGACGCTCTGCAAATAGTTGAACAGATTTTACCATTTTTTCAGCCATCATTTAATATCACTATCGATCTAATTGATTCTATAGGAGAGAAGAGAGATATACCAATAGTACTAAATTCTGTAAATTTTCAGGACGATTATGAAGGTGATTTTTCAACAAGAAGGGCACTAATTTATACGTTCCAATTTACAGCAAAAACCCAGTTGTTTGGACCTATTTCTGATACTACTGATGGCCTAATTCGTAAGGTTCAAGTTGATTATCACGCTTCTACGGACATCCAATCGGCAAAAAGGGAAATGAGATACACTGTGGTCCCGGATCCAATAGATGCTAATCCAGATGATGATTTTGGGTTTAATGAGACTTTAGAGATATTTACAGATTCAAAGACATATAGTCCTACTTTACAGCAAGATGTGTAATTAAAATTTATGAGTAACTTTGAAAGCATAGATGAAGCACTTAATATTTCTGGTTCTATTGTTGAGGTGGAGCAGGAAGAATGTGAGATTTTATCAAACGAAAATACTATTTCTAATGATATTAAAAAAGATTATGAATACACAAGAGCTAATTTGTATTCATTAATTGAAAAGGGTCAGGAGGCAATTAATGGAATTATGGAACTTGCTGGCGAAGGTGGAAGTCCTAGAGCATATGAAGTTGCAGGACAGTTAATAAAGAGTGTCGCAGATACAACAGATAAACTTATAGATTTGCAAAAGAAATTGAAAGACGTTGAGGATACCTCAATAAAAACAACAAATAATGTCACAAATAATGCCCTATTTGTTGGGTCCACATCAGAACTATCAAAATTACTTAAGCAAGGTTTTCTAAATAATAAAGAGTAATAAATTTTTTTATCAATGAATGAGCAATTAAAGCCATATAATAGCGTGGAAGAGATTGCCAAAAAGCATCGTCTCGAAGTTTCTTTTATTCAGAAACAACTCGATATGGGTGCCCCAATTGAACATGAGCACACAAAGGATCAAAAATTAGCAGTTAAAATTGCTCTTCAGCATCTAGATGAAATTCCAGATTATTACACTCGCCTCAAAAAAATGGAGGCAGATGCAAAGAAACATCATAATAAATTTAAAGATGTGAATGTAAATTTTAATGATGCGGTCAAAGAACTTGAAGATCAATTGAAAAAATTAAACGATATTTCGTATAATT